GATGGTGCGCCCGATCAACTCAACCTTGTCGCTGGTCATGCCAGCCTTCACGATTTCAGACTTCATTGAACTCTCCCAAGTTCTGTGCGATGCGAGCAGCAGCCCACGCTGGGATGCCGATCTCGGTAACACCTTCGTAACCACGCGGACCCTCCGCAAGATAAGCCTTGTACTGCGCGACGAGTTCCAGCATCCGGGGGCGGAACGCCTCCGCGATCTCGTCGCTGAACCGATAGACGGCGGTCGCATACGGCGCGGTCTTCTCGACCACCACGAACACGAAGTGCTGCGCCGGAACGCCGCACGCTCGCGCCATCTCCAAGTAGAACGCGCATTGCACGCCGTACCCGAAGTTCCAGATCGTGCGCTCAAACTCCGACTTCGATGCGCTCGACGCGGTGGTCTTCACATCGACGATGATGCGCTCGCCGTTGACCTCGACCAGCCTGTCGAAGCGCGACTTGGCACGCACGCCAGCGATCTCCGCAAACAGCGAGACCTCGGCGCTGCCGTTCAGGTCGGACACCACCATGCGTGCGTCCGGGTTGGCGGCAATCGCAGCAGCCATCGCCGACACCTCCTCGGCTTGGTCGGCGGTCAGCACGGTCTTGCTGCCGACCGAGGCAACGAACGACTCGTAGGTCGCCTTGCCTTCCTTGGTGCGGCGGTCAACGGCAGGGGCCACCACAAAGTCACGCAAATACAGGTGAGGTGTCAGCACCTTGCAATGCAGGGCGCGACCGACGGCAAGCGCCGGGGAATCAGACGGGTTCGCGATGCTGTGAGCCAGATGCAACGAGGTGCTGCGATCAAGAATCCGCAGCCGCGAAGCAGACATGGCATCGAATGAGTGATAGATTGAATCAGGCAGATCCCGCTCGATGTGGGGAAGCGCCGGGGGTGTGAATCGTTCAAGCATTGGTCTCTCCCAAACCGCCGTGTGGTCTTCGGACCCACGGCGTTTCTTCAAACGTAGGGGCGTTCAGACTCTTCCGCTGGCTGCGGCAGTTCGTGCGCGTACCGATCCAGCAGCAGATCGATCAGCGCACATTGGGTCCAGCGACCAGCCTCCGCGTAGCGCTCAATGCGGCGCTTCGTGGCGGCTTTGATCGTCAGCGTGGCGTGTCGCCGTGGCTTCTGGGTGTCAGTTTCCATGTGTCTCTCCTTTCTGCGGCTTCGTGCCGCACACACATGGTAACCATCCCACACCCACATTGCAACACTACTGCTGCAATTGTTTCTCGCGACGCTCCTGCGCCAGCCTGATGCGTTCCCGAGCAGCCAGCACGTTCAACCGCTGGCGCTGCTTCGGCGTAAGTTCGCCAGCCTTATCCAACTTTCGGTAGTACTCCAGCAACTTGCGGTCGCTCGGCTTGGCCTTCGCGGCCACGCCCGTGACGGTGGATACAGGCGCAACCACAGGAACACCAGCCAGTTGCAGCGTCGTTTCTGACAGGCTTGGCAAGTCTCCCTGCGCGAGATACTTGGAAGTGTCTCCGAGGAAACGGATTACGAGCGGCTCCAGCACATCGTCGGCACGCTCGGGACTTCCAATAGCGCCATCGACAATTGCACCCCCGGCCATGCCGAGGTAGCCAAACACCGCCGATGCCGCGTCGCCAGCGACCCGTGACGGCAGATACCCCATTTCCTGTTCCATCGCCATGCGACGGATCATGTCCTCGTCCTCTTCGTCGCCGCCGCCTCCGAGCGCGTTGGCGATGGCGATGCCAGCCGCCGTCCACAGCGGATTGACCGCAGCGGCCAGAGCGATGTTGCTCGACACCCCTGCTGCCGTCTTGGCAATCAACGCAGGATCGCGGCTTGCGACGGCACGGCGAATCTGGTTGTAGCCCTTGAGCGGGTCGCTGCTGAACGGGAACATCAGCCGACCGATGCCCTGCGAGAACTTCTGCTGGGCAGCAAAGACCGTGTCATCGAGCGGGTCGCTAACGTTCTGCGTCTTGCGGAATGCCTGTTCGGCCATCTTTGCCGCACCGACATCAAGTTCCGCATTGGTCATCGACGGGTTTCGTGCGGCGAGATCGGCACGCATACCGATGAACGCGGCCAGCATGATCTGCCTGTCGATCATGCGAAGCATTCCGTCAGCGCTCTTCAGAACCCGGCTGATCGGCAGCACGCCTTCGCGTAGATCACGCACCGAACGAGCGAACTTGCCCGCCGCCACGCTTTCCCCGACCGAGGCGAGAGAACGAGCCGACGATGCCAGCGACGCTGCCCACCTGTCGCGTGCCGTGTTCGGGTCTCCAAGCACGTTCGCGAAGATGCCGACTTGGCTGCGACGGTGTCGGTCATAGAAGTACCCGTTGATAGATTCGACGGCCCGAGCCATGTCCCGGCGCTGCGCCGGGGTCATCGTCGCCATCCGAGCAACGCCCTTCGACCACGCCCCAACTGGCATTTCGCTCGCGAGCCGGAACGCACCGCCCAACTGCCGAAGCCAAGTCTTGGGGTTGAGGGTGATGAGAGCGCCGCTCACGTTGGCATTCAGCCCCTCGATGAATCCGCCCTGCGGCTTTCCAGACAGGCCAACGCCATTCAGAACCAACTTCCTGATCGCGTCGTTGCCGCCCTCTCCCATCGTCGCCTCGATTCCGCTGCGGACGCGAGCGGACTTCAGGACAGACATCGCATACCGAAGCGGGAGAGACAGATGAATCAGCCGCAACGACTCGTCGAGGTGGCTGTCCATCGTCCGCATCATGCCGCCGACAACCATCGTGGACTTCGCGGCGACGCGCTGCTGGAGGAACCCGGCGTTCGACAGCATGGTGTTCATCACCATGTTCGGCTGCATATTCGGGTCGATTGTCTGCCCAGCAATCTCGTCGCCGAGTCGCTGGCGCGGGAAGTACCCCGGAACGATGTCAGGCTGGCGACCGTGAATCTGGAAGTGAATGTCGAAGGCGCGAGGCTGGATCTCCTGCTCCAAGATCGCCTTCATCTCGTCAATCAATCTGCGCTGCCCATCGGTCAGGCTGGTTCTGATGTCCGCGAATTCCCGCCGCGTCATGTAGATCGGCGTGGCATTGCGGTCGGTCGAGAACACGATTGGCGCTCCGAGCGTTCCGGTCGGATCCGAATCGTCGGTCAGCAGGGCCACCGTCTGATCATCCATCGCAGCCAGATGCAGCATCTGGTCAACGGTGATCGTCATCGGATTTCCGCCAAGGCTGACCGTCACGGTCTCGGCAGACGATTCGCCGTACAACCCAGCGGCATTCGTCGCATATCCGTCATAGCCCGAATACCCGGCTGACCGAAGCGCCGCGTCGATTCGCTCGTCGATGCGCTTGCGGTCGAGCGTCATGTTGCCCTTTGCCTCGGCGAACCCGGCCCACATCTTCCCGAGTACACCGCCAGCCCCGCCCTCGATGGCTTGCATCAGGGTGTAGATGTCGGAGTTGCCGATGGTTGACAGGATGTCGCGGATGATGTTTCTCCTCGGAGCCATCGAGGAGATGCGGCCACGCTCGACCTTGGGCAATGATGCAAGCGACGATCCAAGCGCGGACGCATCCGCAGCCGCTTCGTCCGCTCTGGCATCGCGTGCATCCCTGTATTCCGCACGCTCGACATCGAATCGCTGCATGGCCGATTCCAGAAGAGCCTGTGCGCTTGCGGTTCGGGCGGCAATGTCTGCCGTATCCGTGAACGGGAGCATCCGCTTTCGTCCTGCGGCGAGCATCGATCTCGCGGATGACAGCGCCGACAACAGGTCAGACCGCGTTTCCGCACGCAGCCCGACCTTTCTCACGCGCTTGTCCATCCTGTTGATCGCGGCCACCGTTTCGATGGCTTCCGCCATCGCAAGATCCTGAACGACACGGCGGGCGATCTTGTTGATTCCGGCGGCGGTCTTCATCGTCGCAACGGCATTGACATACTTGCCTCGCAACTTGATCGGAAGCGTCGCGATGACCTCGACAGCGGCCTTCCGCAGATCGGTCATGCGTGCCTTGGCTTCTTCGATCCCTTCCTTTCGACCGACGGCACGGCCCTTGTACAGACCCTTGATCCACGCCTTCAGGATCTGCGACTGCGCCTTCTCCGCAGCCTTCTTGCGTCCTGCACGCTCATACTTACGCATGACCTTGATGCGGTTGCGAAGTTCGTCGTTCGTTTCCGCTGCGGCTTCGATGTCGAGCATCAGGCCAGCGACGCGGTCTCGGAACGCAGCACGCATCTTCATGCGCTTTGCCAGCGCCTCGACACGCTGCTTGTTCCGTTCCTCGCGCACAAGCCGTTCAGCCTCGCGCTTTGCGGCACGCCGCTCTGCCTTCTGACCTCGGACCTCACCGGACAGAAGACCTTCGCGGCGACCCATGCCGTATGCAAAACGAACACGGCGTTCGGACTTTCCTTCCGCAACGCGGCGGCGAGCCGACAGCGTGGTCACCGTGACTGCATACGATGGCGTGTATGGCTGACCGCGCTTGTCCTCAAACGAGACATTCGTAAACCCACGGTTGTAAAGAACGCGAACAAACTGTCCTGATTCGTCAATTTGCTTCTGTGACGAAATTGCAACCATGCGCTTCGCCATTTCTGCGAAGTCCTTGATTGCCGCAGCCTTGGTCTTTCCGAACTTCTTCCCATCAAGCGTTGTCGTACTTCCCCAAGACGGGAAAACCGTCGGCGTGTACATCGGGCCGTAATCAACAGAGTTGGTGCTGAAGCCATCTGACATTCCGCCGATGACAGTCCACTCACCATCGTCGAATGCAACCCTCAAATCAACAGCGATGTCGTTCTTGTCGAACAAGACAACCTTCGCTGGCTGATCTCTGTTTCCGACAGGCGTGATGCCGTCGAGAGTCACACCCGGCAACTTGAATGTCAGAATGAAAGTGCCATCTTCACGCTTCAGCACATTGGTCAAACCACCAACAACCGGGAAGCCTTCAAGCGTCAACGCCTTCTGTTTCGGAGCAGTAGTTTCTCCGGGTACTGCGGCTCGTCGCGGAGCCTGACCGATGGCTGCAACGATGTCTGTCCGAGCCATCTCCTCGGTCAGATTCATCAAGTCATCGAGCATCGACATCGGCACGGTGTCATCAATGCCGAGGAACCGACGAAGCGCCTGCATCAGGCGGCTGAACATCGACCCAACGCCTCGTCCCTTGCTCGGAATAGCGCGAAGAATGTTCTGGAACTTTGGGCTGTTGATCGCTTCTGCGACAAACTCATCCAGATTCCCAAAGGCGTACAACCCACCAGCGTCTGCCATTGCATCGCCGCTGTTACTCTTGTTGACCAGACCACCGCCGTCGTAATTTCTTCGTTCCGTAAATCCATCCAGCGGTATCTGGCTTCCGTTTGCGCGGCGAACGGAGAATCTCGGATTTGCTCCACTCAAATCCGTTGTCATTACAACTCTGTTGAGTTCATCAAGCAGTACTGGTTCTCTGTTTGTAAGTTTGTTCTTTGTCTGCTCAAGAACCTGTTGATTTTGCGCTCCACGGCGTGAAAGCACATAATCGATACCGTTCTTTGTCAACACCAATTCAACTTGCGGAACACCATCAATACTGGTGGCTCGGATTGACAAGTCGCCAGAACCATCAAACGTAATTCCGCCAAACGATGACCTTCCCTTCGTCATCAGGTTGTACTGATGCGGGTTTGCCTTCGCTGCCTCCAAGAAACAATCAACCAATTCCTTGAACGCCGGGTCAACATCTGGGTCGGTCGAATACCTTTCAAGATTCTCGATGTACTTGATTCCAGACACATTCGACAACTGCCAACGCTTGGCAACCTTCATTCCGAGGTCGCTGTAGCGCTGATGCCCAGACTCCTTCACCTTCTTGTCGGTGTACTTATCGACATAACTGGCGATGCGAAGCGATGTTGCGGCGTGCATCATTTCATGCGCGAACACCAGACCGCCGTCATTTCGCTTTGTGATTGTCCCGCTGGTTCCATCACCACTCTGCATCGACACCGGAAGTTGATTGTCTTGCAACTCAATGCTGCCGCGATTGCCATCTCGGTAACTTGACCAGTTGGCACGAACGCGCTTGTAGGTATCAACGCGCACGCTTTCGGACAGGTCGAGTACGCGACCGAATTCCTTGTCCTCCGATGTGCGATCCTTGACCCTGTGCAACCCAACGGTTGCCTTTACGACATCCTGAAGCGCGACAAGGATGTCGGCGAACTTCGCGCCTTCGGCGACGAATGCTTCTGTGATTTCCTTGGTGGTGTCGCCGCGAAGGCGAGCCGACAGGACGCTCCCGACGCGACCTTCTTCCCAAGTCCACGACGGCATCAGCCCAACCTTCTGATCAGCGAAGATCGTGTCTTCAACCTTCGCGTCGCGGTTCTTCTCGCCGAACGGGCCGAAGTTCAGCCAACTGTTCTGGCCGCGAGTCTCCGAGGTCATCGCCCCGATAGCCGCTCCGGTGAACAGGCGCACATGGGCTTGCCATGCGTTCTCCTCGCCACGCGCCCGGAAGCCAGCGCCCTCAAGGCTGTGGCCCATCGCGTCGTGGACGGCGCGGAACAGGTCATTGGCGGTCACCCGCTTGAGTGGACCGCCGGGGCGACCGAATGCCCATTGCAGCCCGGTGTCAACGAGCAAGGGGTTGTTGCTGACATCGAGGTCCGTCGCACCGCTGCCGAACCCGCTCTCCGTCGGGAACACCGCCATGCGCCTGTTCGCACGCAGATCGCGCACGGCGTTGTACGGGTTGCCGAATCCACCCGGCTGGTCGGCGTATGGGTCATTGTCCAGATCGACGAAGTAGAACTCGTAGCCAGCCTCAACCAGCGCGTCATACTGCGCGGAGGTCTGCTCGATGAGTTGCCTGTACGCCTCGGCGACCGCAGGGTTCTGCGGATCGTGGGCCATCTTGTCGTATGCGTCGGCGATGCGCCGCGCACGCTCGATGTCTACATCTGCGTACTCGGATTGACGCTTGAGTTCGATCCCTCGGGAAGCGGCATAGCGCTCGGCGACGGCGACGATGACCGGGTCGGGGCCAGTGAACCCTCGGATGACAGGCGCTCCTGCAAGCGCATCAAGCGCTCCAGCCGAAGGCTGTTCCACTCGGTCGCGAGGCGCTCCTCCTCGTCGGGCAGCAAGGGTTGACCACCCGTATCGGGCATCGAACCGCTGGTTGACGGATTGGATACGGGAACGAAGATCTCTGACCCCTCCGAGTAGATCGGGCTTGAGGGACTCGATTTGCGCCAAGTAACTTTCGCCATTTGGATTCTCGCTCCAATCGTTGCCGATGTAGTTGCCTTCGGATCGGAAGGATTCAAGTTCAACAGTACCACCACCGAAGTCCTTGGGCAACTGCTCGATGACCTCTTTCAGCCCATCGTGGAACTTCTTGTTCGGAATGTCCGTGAAGTTCAACACGCGAGCGCCATCATTCCGATAGCCCGGTGCAAGTTCCGTGGTGTTGAACTTCTTCTGTAGCGCTGCGTAAAGCGCCGTCATCTCCGCTCGATTCAGCGGACGTTGCGTGTAAATCTGCACGCCGTTGTGGCGGATCTTCGCATCGTCCCAGATTGGGGCGTGATAAACGACGGAGTCCTGCTCCATCACGAAGCCGCGCACAAGTGCGGCAAGGTTGAGCAACTGCTTCGCTTCCGGCGTGAAGGTTCGCTTCGCGCCAGCGCCCTTCAACGGGACCGGGACGAACGTCTGCGCTCCAGCGCCGATCTTGCCCATCCATGCGCTGAACCCGGTGATCGTGGTTCCCTGCGGCAACCCAACGAGGTCGGCGATGACATCGCGCCCGTTGACGTACAGGACATCCATGATCTCCTTGAGATATTCAAACTGTTGCTGAATTGGAGCGCTGTGAATTCCCGGAAGCGAACGCCCCGTGGCGGTGCTTGGGGTCGCTTCCCAAGACATCTGAACCATGCGGTCATTGATAGCGTTGCTGAAGTCGTACTTGCTGGCCGCGATGTCTTCCTGACGAAGCGTGTGCATCATGCCCATCTTGTGGGCAAGTCGGAAGTGGTCGTACTCGCGACCCTTCTTGATGCGATACACCTCGGTCTGCTTGCCCGTCTTCTCGTCGATCTTCGTGACCATCTCGCCGATGCCGCGACGCAGTTCTCTCTTCTTGAGGTCGGCGCGAATCGGATCGATGCGGCCCTTCATCGCGGTCCAGATCGCCGCCTGAACCTGATGCGGCTTCCATCCGAGTTCTTCGGCAAGCCGACGAATCTCGTTCTCCGCAAAGACATACTTCGGTCCCTGATCGAGCGCCTTGTCTCCGTAGTCGAAGGCAAGAGCCATCCACATATCCATCGTCGCCACGCCCGGATCGAGTTTGGACGGATCGATCTCGACCATCAGGTTCTGGTAGAACGAGTTCGTCTTGATGCCGCTCCAAGCCTTGCCGTTGACAAGAAGATCAGTCGCCTTCTCGTCTGCCTTGGAGAATCCTGCGTTGATCGGAACGCCAGCCTTCCATTGGTAGTAGGCGGTCAGCGCCATCGAAGTGTTCGCCGGAACCGTGGCGTTCGGCGAGTAAATGGCGATGAGCGAAACGATCTTCTCCGCTTCGTCAATGTCTCCGTTGGCTGCGGCAAGAATTGCCTTGCTGGAGTTCTCGTACCACATCCGGCCAGCCTCGCCCTCCGTCGCGAGTTGCCTCAACTTGGCACGCAACTTCTGCAACTTGACAGGAGACTTGCCGACCCACTTCGGCGCTCCTACGAATCGACCCGACTTCTTCTCTCGCTTCTGCTCGACCGTTGCGGCGGGGCCACGCGCACGCGCCCACAGGACCGCATAGTCCTTGCCGAACTGCGAGGTCATTTCGGCTCGCAGTTCTTCGCCGATCTTGCGGTCTTCCGGCGACAACGCAGCCGGGTCGCGCTCCATCTGCTCCGCGATGGGATACAGCCGCTTGCCTTCCGCCCACTTCTTGTCGGTCTTGCGAAGGGCGTTCACGGCGAGGTTGACCATCGCCTTGAAGTCAGGAGTCTTGGCGGCAGCAGCCTCTGCCGGGGTCATGCCGCTCGCCGTCACCGCCGCAGCCGAAGCCGACGGCGGGACGGGAGCAGCCGTCGGCGCTGCCGCAGCGGCAGCAGGGGCAGCAGCCGGGGTTGGCTTGGCCGGGGCCGCAGGAGCCGTCGGCGGCTGTTCCAGCATTTGCTGGCCGCGAAGCACGCCCTTCGCCTCCTCGATCCGCTGGCCGAATTCCGTAAGCGCCACTTGCCGAGTTCCGCGCTTGGCTGGTCGCGGCTGGCGCTGCTTTGCTGCTTCCAGCAACATCGAGCGAACCCGCAACGCCGTCGTTGCCTGACGGCCACGCAGGCCCATCTTCACGATCAACTGCCCAAGGAAACCCGGAGCCTTTCCGGTTCGGAACAATTCCCGAACCCCATCTTCCATCACTCGCGCCTGTCCCTCGGCTTCAAGCAAAGTGCGCCCAGCACGCTGCTCGATCATCTCGCCTTGCCGCATGGGCATGGTCTGGACACCAGCGACCTGTTGAGCCATTGACGCGGCGGCACTCTGGGCAAGCCTGTCATCCTTACGAAGTTTGTTGTTGAAGTATTCAACGCCAGCCTCAACGACGCTTTGCTCGTCGAACGCATTCCGAAGCGCCATGTACAGGTCGGTATCAGTCGCCTGCACGATGTGCATCACTTCGTGGTGCGCGAACACAAGCGCATCGATCATCTGCTCATTCGTCATTCCCGACTTCAGAAACACCGTGTTCGGCGCGGACGGGCTGTAAAACGCAGGATCCGCGTCAGGATCGGTGGAGTCAAAGAACGAGATGTCGTAACCAAGCGCCTTGATCTGCTCTTCAGCCGCACGATCAGAGGCCGTCTGCGCCATCGAAGGTGTCAACTTGAGTTCCGACAGAACTTCAGTGGTGTTCTTCTCGATGACCGGGGCGTTGCGGGCGTTGAATGCAGAAATCGTGATGACCCGCGTTCTTGCCGACAGCAACTCCGCAGCGAGCGTCGCCTGATTCGCGACAGCATTGTCGAGAGCGGACTTCGCAGCATCGACATTCTTCTGTGCTTCAGCCGTCTTTGCCGCATCGTTCTTCTTCGCGACAGCCTGCAACTTCTTCTGCGACTGCTCAAGCGCAGCGGCAGCGTCGTTGACCAGCCTCGCCCCGACCTGTCGGTCGGCATTTGCTTGGTGATATGCTGACGAAGCGGACTGCAATTCGACTTCCCGCTGCTGCGGGGTCATCGCCTTGAGCGCGTCAACCGTCGCACGCGGCATCGAATCCCAGAAATTCGGGTCGGAGAACGCGCCATTGGACTGCCGAACAGCGTCGGAAATTCTCTGACGCATCACCTTGGCTTGCGAAGCCTCGCTGGCCGCGATGAAAGGGTGTGCGCCCGCACCGCCGAAACCACCGTAGAACGCATCGGTCAAAGCCTCGGTGATCGCAGTTCCGAATTCCGGCGCTTCCTCGCCTTGCAACCTCCGTGTCGCGCTGTATGCAAGCGATGCTGCGCCTTCCTCTGCCGCCTCCGATCCATATGCAAGACCAAGTCCCGTCGAGAACTTCATCGCCGGGTTCATGTTCTTCATCGCCTTGACCGCCTCGCGGCCCCACACGGTCTTCGCGATCTTGACAGCGGCCTTTGCGCCAACCCATTCCGTCGCAGCCTCGATCACACCACCCTTGACGGCGGCGATGTACTTGCCGCTCGGTCGGTAGATCCCGTCCTTGCTGGTCAACTTGCCTTCGACAAATGCGTTGTCGTACTCGTTCGCAGCACCACCAGCGCCTTGGAAGAAGAACGCAGGAGCGGCAATCTGGGGCGCTACGACCGCAAGTCCGATGTTCGCAACGCCGTTCGTGACGGCAGCGGCGACCTTGTCCGTGAACGTGTCCGACACGACGGCAGAGGTCGTAGCCATGCCACGGGCAAATCCCTCGACCTGACCAAGTGGATCGATGCGATCAGGCGTGACCATCTCCAAAGTCGTGGCAGCACCACGGACGGTCGCGGCGGTCATGCCGGAAAGCGTTCGACCGACAGTATCCCTGACCCCACCAGCCTGCTGGCGCTCGATGTCACGCGACACGAACACTTGCTCTAGCAACTGCGCTTCACCCGGAGTACCAAAGATCTTGGCATAGACGGAAGCAAGCGCCTCTCCGAAGCGCTGCGCCCCGAACGGAGTCAGGCCAGCAGACGCAACGCGGCCAGCAAATTCGCCAGCCTCTTCCGCCGCTCCAGCGCCCGGAAGTTGCTCTTGCCTTTGCTCTCGACCGATTTCAGACGCGATGTCTTGATACCGCGAAACACCGAAGTTCGGGTATTCCTTCTTGATGTCAAGCGACTTCGCAAGGTCGAGATACTTGCTGTCAGCCATGTTGTGTCCGTTACCTATTGGAAAGATCGAAGATGACCTGTGCAGCACGCCGGATCGCAGCCTTCTGTTCCGGCGTGTAAATCGTCGATGCCTCAAGCCTTGCTGGATCTGAAGCAAGTTCCATGATGCGCCTCATCGCGGTCCTGTCATCTTCGGTCGAATTGACCTTGACATAACCGATTGCCTCCGCGATGGCCGCGTCTGGATTCTCCGACTGCTCCTGTGGCCGTGGTTCATCTTCCTGCGGCGCGGTTCCATATCGAACCGCATCACGGGCGGAAGCGGCCTCGTTTGCCATCTGCTGGCGCTGAATCGAAACCGGAACCGTTCTGGTCGGAGGAGGTGTCACCTTGCTCGCAAGACCCTGCGAGTTGTTCGCGATGTCCAGCGCATCGATGATCGCCGACAGGCCGACCTCATCGGTAGCGACAACCTGATCCCAGCCAAGCCTCTGGCTGACCATGTTGAAGTTGTTGAGGAAGTTCGTGACCTCTGCGAGGTTGTACTGCCCGTCCTGACCACGGCGCGGCAGCGTCGCTGGCTGCGGAAGCGGGGTCATCATCGGCTTGGTCATCGCATGGAACAGGTTGACAAGCGGAAGCGGACCAGCGTTCTGCGAGGCAAGGCTGTCGATCAGCGTCGCTGTGCTGGGGATCTCGTATTCCGACGGCTTGCGGCGAAGCGACCGAATGTTCTCGATCATCGGCGCTGCATACGGCTGGTCTTCATATGCCTTCATCGCAGAATCGAACGCACGTTCGCCCTGCTCATACTCGTCCTGTTCCATCTTGATCGCCTGCTGCGCGAACTTGACGGGAACGGGCTTGCCGCGCCACACGACCGTTTCCGCGTCTTGCTTCATCTGCTGGCGCTGAAACTCGCCGAGTTGCTGCATCGCCAACTGCGGATCCATCTGGTACATGGCTGCGAGATAGCCACCGATGTCCGGGTCGTTGGTCGCGGTGATCTGCTTTGCCATCGAGTTGAAATACGGCTTGAACGCCTCCCGCTTCGCGACCATGTCTCGTTCGCGGTTCAATTCCATGCGAGCCTTCGACCTGAACTCCATCGCCCCAAGCCACTGTGGAGTGGTCAGGCGAATCACTTGACGTTGATTGTCCTCGTCGAGAAACGACACCGCTGGAGTGCCGTCGGCAAGAGCGCCGAAATCGAGCATCTCTAGACCTTCATAATCGCCGTTCTCGATTCCGTTCACCGCTGCTGCGAACGATGGCTGTCGAACATTCGCCGGATTGCCGATGTACTGCGACTTGTCCTTGTCCGCGTACTTGATCAGGTCTCGGAACTCGACAGGCAGATCCTCTTCGCGAACGCCCTGCTCGTACTGCGCCTCCAAGGTCATCGGCCTCATGTTCTGAAACGACGTACCCGGCTTCACTTCCATCGTCGTAACGGCGTTTGGAAATCGAGATTGCGGAGTCTGGAACTGGCTCATCGCTGGCCTCCGACACCGTTGCGGATGCCGAACATGATGCGGGCGGCTTCCGACGAGGCGAGACCCTGCTGGGCGATGAACATCTTCCCGGCAGGGTTGAGTTCAGACACCCCGATGGTCAGTTCCCCGCGATCCTCGCGTACCTCCTTGTCCTTCTGCGTTCCCTTCTTGATCCCACGGAACGAGTCGAGCAGTTCCTGTTCTCGCTTGCGATCCTCGTCCAACTTCGCCTGATACTCCTCCATCCGCAGCATCTGGCTCATCCGCTCGCGGTCAACACCCATCTGGGTTTGCGCTGCTTCCGCACCGATGGCGGATCCGCCGAGAAGGCTCATGCCAGCACCCTTGAACGGATTGCGGAGATCGGTATTGGCAAGACCCTGCCCGATGCCCTGCGCCATGCCCTGACCCGCGTACATGAAGAACCTTCCGAGGTTGCCGAGGTACGTCTGGTCGCGCTTGGCGTTGACCGCCTGCTGACCCATGATCCCGGCACGCGCCATGATTCCTTCTAGTGCCATGTGGTGTTCCTTATCCAAGTCCTGCGGAGAATCCTCGTCCCGCAAGGTAGGGTTGGTACATATTCATCAGACCTGACGCGATTCCGGTGGTTGCGCCACCGACGATTGCAGCCGCCGTTTGATAGCCGCTTCCTGCGTATTGCGCCTGCGCTTCCTTTCCGCCGAGAACACGGGCAACGCGCTCTCGCTCCAGATTCATCTGGGCGTTCAGGAAGTCCGCGCTGATGCCAAGACGCTGACGGGCAACATCCTCGCGCTGCGCGAACTCGGTTCCAAGCAGTTGCTGCCGCATCGCCAAACCGCCGCCGACACGGGCTTGCTGCATCTGGGTCAGGTTCGCAAGGCGCTGCTGCTCCAGCGAAGACGTACCGCTGACCAGTGCCTGCTCGATTCCCGCCAACTGGCTGGCGTATTGCTCCTCGACAACGCCCTTCTGGAGCGCCCCCTGCGACTCTTCGGCTGCAAGAACGCCCTGACCAAACGTCGTTCCGGCCAGCCCGGTGAACGCCTGCGCCTGCGACATTCTCGCAAGGTTGCGTGAAGTTGCCTGTTCGATGGCCGCAAGCGTATTGGTTCGGCCAACCCCGGCAATGCGCTTGACCTCACCCATTCCCTCTCGGAACTGCGAGGTGATGCCCTGCGCCTGCTGGTTGTAGGCGGTTTCCAGTTCCTTGAACCGGGTATCGAAGTCGCCGATCAACTGCTCGTATCCGCCCTTGTACTGCGACAGGTTGGAAGTCCTGTTCTCAAGGAACGACTTCAGGATCTTGTCCTGCTGTTCCTGCTGGTACTTGCCGAGATCCTGATACTGCCCACCAGCCCATTCGGTCATGGTTCGGAATGCACGCTGCTTGGAGTCAGCCGCTTGCTTGGCAAGAATGCCAGAGGCAATCGAGCCAACGCCCATTGCCACTCCTCCAACAGCGAGACCCGTGCCGATTGCGGCTGCTGCGGTCGCTCCGATTCCGATTGCTGCTCCTGCTCCGATGAATGACATATCAGTTCTCCGTGTCGATGGCGTAGGCGACCAGACCACTGATCCTGTAATCGACCGTGATCTCCTCGCCGTTCTCGATCTTTCGCGTCGCGATCATGTCCGCATGATCATCGATCCCTGTCTGGACGAACTTCGCATTCGGATCGTGCGAGTGGTTAGTGAACCGACCAGCAATGCACCTCTTGCCGTTCCGTCGAGCCGGGGCAATGATTTCTCCGTCGGCGATGGTTCTGTTGGCGAACACACCAATGCCATGAATCGGCGACATACCCATCGTCATGTTCCTGACACAGGCATCGGTCTCCACAAGATCATCGGTTTTCCTCATGTGGGAATCGATGAATCCGAGCGGAAGACCGAACTGACGCACGAAATTGTTGTAATCAGAACGAGCCTTGCTTGCCCAATCGAACTCGATGCCATTTCGGCGAGTCTGCAAGATCGCAGATTCGTCGGTCATGGCATCCTCGGCATCTTCGACCGTCTTCGCGTCGGTGTGAATGATCGTTGTCCAGTAGGTATCTCCGTGCGCGTACCCGACGCGCTTGTACCCCTTGGACGCTGGAAGCACATGAAAGCCGATGAGTCGCTGCATCCCGTTGTCCGTGGTGACGGTGATGTCGCCGCTTACGACGCACACGTTGTCCAACTTGGTCAGCGTTCCGGTCACTGCCGTGCCAGCCGGAATGAAGATCGTCCGTGCATACATCGACCCATGCATCAGGCTTGATGTCTGCATATCGACTTGCGGCATCGCCATCAGCGCGGCCTCAAACCGACGAATACGGTCGATCTCAATCTGTGTTTCAGGAGACATCGACAACGGTCCTCCTCGGCCCGACAGGTGCAAGGCTGGCTCCGATGCGTTCAAGGGCGAACGGATACCCGCTCGATGACAACCGCAGGAAGATCGCATTGGCCCGGACCCGGCACTTCATCCGGTTGTTCTCGCCCTCCACAAGGTTCCCGAGGTTGGTGACGGTCGATGATTCAAACGCGGTCGCCGCGACATTAGCCGTCACATTGGACAACGTCGCGATGATCGTTCCGCTTTCATCCGTGACCACATACCTGTATTCGCCGACCGCAGGATCCTCGGCGTACTCGCCGTTGACTTGCTGCTGGACGAACACTGGCCTGCCACCGTCCTGAAATCGAATGCCCCACCGATCAAATCCGCCGAACGTGTCTCGGACCAATTCGTATCGGCTGTCAGAATCCTCGTACACACGGGAAAGCGGCTTGACGAACGTGTCTTGCGTCGTGTATGTCCCGACAGTCGTTCTCGCGTACTGGCCGTCGAGATATCCGACGATGGTCGGGCTTGCGCCGCCACCGTCATAGGTTGGCGATTGCGGGTCGGGGCTTCCGTCCGGGTTCGTCAATCCAGCATTGCCGCCATCGGCAAGAATGGAAAGCACATCAGACACGAATACGCTGTTGATGCTTTCGGCAATTGCCTCTTGTGCCGTTTCAGCAGAAAGCAACGAAGCCGTCGGATTCGGCGCATTTCCCTTGACTGCCTCGTCTGGAAGGTATTGGTCGGCCCCAAGTTCGATCTGCACCTCGTTGCAGAACGCAAGTCCGGGCTGGCTTGAAACCATCGGACCGATGCTCACCCGAGTTTCAATTCTCTGGGCAATGGCCTCTCCGGTCGAGATCGTGCTTGTATACCCAGCAGCGGGATATCCGTCGATTCCAGCGATGATCTTTTGGTCGAAGAATCCGATCTGACCATTGAGAGAACCAAACAAAGCGACCTGATTTCGACCGTCGGTCGTGAGCATCTGACAAGTCGAGTACGCCCCACGGAACGTCGGGTCGTACATCTTGTACGGGAAGAACCCGTCAGTCTGGTCCGAGTAGAACAGGTGCGTGCTGCTGTCAGGCTGGTCGGTTCGCGTAAGGAAGATCCAGAGACCGCGACGCTCGACATCGTAAGACAGCGTGCAATCGATGTCTTCCCATTTCGTGGCGTTGAAGAAAGAGTCGAGTTTGTTCAGCGACACCAACTGACCACGGTCAATGTTGAAGTCGTTCGGTGTCAACCGATACAAGCCATCCTGCGCCATGACATACACGGTCTTCTCCGGTCCATTGCACCATGCGCGTGGACCGACAATTCCGACCGTCCTGCTCATCTGCTGGATCGTTGCATTGCCGAACACGGGATCCGCCGTCAGCATCGACATGGATCGCCGTCCAGCAAAGATGATCGCCCCCTGCCCGAACGGAATCAGAGCGACAATCTCGTCGCCGGGAACGCCCCATATTCCAGTATTTCCGGCAATGGCTTCGTCTGCCCCAGTTGCGCCAGACCAATCGTCCGGGTCATTGATGTCAGACATCCACCAGATGTTCTCTTTCTGACGAACCCCGGCAAGAACGAGGCGAGTGCCGAACAAGGCAATGATGGTCGCGGTATAAGCGACCCCACCCACTGTGTTCGTGACATTGTCTTCTGGACCGTGCGAAGCGTGTTCCCACGCAGACCACACCGGGGGGCTGGCGAACAGGTCTACCCTTCGGTAGTTGAGGCCATCGACGAAGTAGCAATACTGACCGCGCTGCACCGCCTCGACGCGACCGCTTGTCTGCAAGGCCGCACCGAGCGAACCAGTAGTGACTTGCGCGACTTGCGTAGGCGATGTGTCGCCCGGATCAAGAAAGTAGATCTTCCCTGCATTGACGATGAAGACACGGTCCTTGATGACAGGAGGCGATCCGTTGAACGCCGATGTCCTGACCAGACACTGCACCGCACCGCTCGCAAACTTGTACGCACGATTGAAACCGGGTCTCGTTCCAAGACGCACCTTGCGTCGGAACGGATCCATCGGAATCATGTTCAGGATGTCGTGCGTGTACCCCTCCGGTACACCGCTGTACACGGTGTCCGTAATCCAACCACGAAGGGGAATGATCGCTTGTGTATACGGCATTATGAAATTCGCGTCCACAAAGTGACCGTACCAGTTGGCGAATTTGAATCCGTTGCTTGAACAAACCCAAGTGATCTCCACACGGATCCTGCACCCCCGAGCAGTGAGCCAGAACCAAATGCAGTAGACGTATAAAAAATCTGGTTATTTATTGCAATTAGTTTTGCAGTACCCGTATTGGTTGATGCTGGCTGTGTAAGTGTCCCTCCACCCGCCACAGGCGATGCAGCATTTTGATATTCGCCAGAAAGTACAAAACTGCCAACGCCCGCATATGTCTGCATACTTGCAGCCGAAGGAACTCCAAGCGTCGTTCTCTGCGCCGTCGCATCTGCATCATCAAGCAGCGCACGACCCGCTGCGGTGCAAGTGATTTCTTCAATGTCCCCAGCGCCTGCGCTGCTGCGTCCAAGTACACGATCCGTGGCTGTGACATTCTGAATCTTCGCATACGTCACTGCATCATTAGCGATTCCAGCCGTCGCAATCGTTCCGAATCCAACTGCTGTTCCGCTACGACGCAGTACTTCTGCATCGTTTGCGGCATTGATTTCAGCAAAGTCCCCAGCACTGTTTGCGGAGCGACCAATGACGGACAGTCCCGCCGCAGCACTGTTCTGAATCTTCGTAAACGTAACGGCATCGTCAGCGATCTTTACCGTGGTAACCGCCACATCACGGATGTGGTTAGTCGTGACGGCGCGGTTCGCATCGGTTGAAGCATCGTCAGCCAACTTTGCAGCCGTAACTGCATCATCAGCAATCTTCACCGTCGTGATCTCGCCGTCCGAGATGTGCGCCGTGCTAGACCAGTTCGTCCACGCCGTTCCGTTCCAGAGCCTGACCCACTGACGAAGATCGGAACCGCTGCTGCTGTACTGCGTCAGCAACTGCTGGACATGGGTCGTGAGCGACGGATATGCGTGGGTCGTGACGATCAGGGTGGAGACCGAGTCGGCATCGACCGTCGATCCGAAGTCGGTCGGCACGTTCGTGAACGTCGATCCGCCGGGAGTTATGCTGTTCAGCCGATACCGACCCATCACGCGATAGCGGGTGCTGTTCAGGTCGAGATCGACGGCAGGATTCACGGACACGTTCGGGAACTGGTAGTACGCAAGGTTCTGCCACTGCGTCGCTCCGTCGCCGATCTTCAGGTTCCCGGTGTCGGTCTCATAGCCGAACTCACCAGACGCAAGCACGGTGGTGCTTCCCCAGTTCGCGGCAAGGTCTCGTCGGATTTGGATCTTGACTGACATTAGTTCTTCTCCTCGACGTAGGACGGCGGCACGCAGTACCAGCCTTCCTGAATCCGCACCTCGTTGTCACCCAACTGCCACCCGTCAGCCGTCTTGACGTACACCCGGCCCCGAACGTCCGGTCCCATCCTGATCGGGCTTGACTCGCTCACCAGAACCGTGCGAGTGCATCCACTCGCGAATGCGAGACCCAGCACGACGAAGCACATGATGATGAACATGAGCATCAACGCCTTCGCCTCGCTTGGGAAGGACGCTGGTCGCCCATTGCAGCAGGGACATGAAGAGCGCTCGCAGGAAGTCATGCACGCCTCAAGCCTTCTTGTTGTCCTTGGCGAAGATCAGGCCGATGCCAGCCATGATCGCGGCGATGAGCGCAGCGAAGTCAGGCTTGGTGGTCGGATCCGCATCGGTCAGGGCGGTCAGCGCAGCGCCGCCAGCGACCATGATCGCGGCGATTCCAGCGCCAGTGGTCTTCCAAGACGAGTTCTTGATCATGTCGGTCATCGGTCGTTCCTTTCGAGTTTCGCCTCGATCTTGTCGAGGCGCTTGCTCACGCTTTCCTGATTCGTCGCGACTTGCATGAGCAGGCGGTCGTGGTTGATGTACGCCGGGATGAGCATCCCAAGGAGCGTGATCACGATTGCGACAATCGCGATCCAGTTGGCGGTGGACAGGCTCACCTTGATGTTCGTGTTTTCGATTGTCATGGCTTTCAGACTTCCTGCTCTGTGATGATGTTGAACTGCTGTTTCTGCGCGTCGGTCAAGCCGTTGCAGATGAGAACCCAATTGCCAGCGTATTGGTCTTCCTCTCCTTCAGAATCGCTCACGGACGCTGGCCCGATCTTGCTGAACAACGAAGATCCGCTCCTGCGAAACGCGCCAGAACTGACGCACGCCTCCGCGAACGAGTCGAAATCCGGGGATGAAATGATGTACTTCGTCATTCCGCATAACCATTCCACAAGGCGCGAAGTTCCCCGATTTGAAGAACCCGTTCCCACAGTCCGATCTTGCGAATGTAATGCTGGGCTCGGTCTCCGGTAACAGAGTTTCCAAGATGACTTACCGTTATTGGGAATCCCATCACATATGGACCGATCAATTCATCGTTGATCATCACGAACAATTCTTGCGTTGCCCGTGTGTACAGAATCGAGATCCTGCAAACAGCGTCATTGAGAATCGTCGGGTAATCAATCTCATCGCCGTAAAAGTCCGATCCAGTAAGCCATATGTCGTTGTTGGACACACTAATAAACAGTTCTCCAGCAAACGACTGATTCAGTTCGCAAGTTACTGCTACAGAGGTTGTCCCTCCACCGCGACGCGGAAACACTTCGTGGTAGATCGTCGCTTCCTCTCTTGGTGTCACATCATCGGGCAGAAATTCTGGCAGGCTGTATGACACGGAAGAATTGTTCAGGGTTGCACTGCCAGCAGTTGACGTATTGATAAGCACTTCTGCCGTATCTATCGCAGCAGACGAGGCTTCGTAGTCAGCAGCCCACAGGTCAATTGACGTTCCTGAATCTGGAAGACGAATCCCAAGCGTCGGTGTTGCTTGAGTAGCAGTCAGGCCAAACTGCGTCCACCTTGGCGTGACGTTGAATGTCGCAACCGTGGAGAAGTTGTTGAGAGTCAGGTGCATCGGTACATCTGCGGAAGTCGCCGACTTCGCAAATACGAAGAACCTTCGGGTTGTGCTTATGCCTGTTCTTGCCTGCGTCACCGATGCGTTGTTTGCCGTGGCTGTGACTCGCGTAGCCGAAGTGGCGGTATTCGGACTTGCGACCGAACTAACCGTCATGTTCGTTCTTGTCCAAGACGAGCCACCGAAGTTGTTGCTTCCAAACGCAAGATTTCTGGATGCGCTCGGAACACGCAAGCCAAGTATCGAAGCGTTATCAAAGTCAAACTTGTAGGCAACCTCGCCGTTCAGAACGCTGGTTCGGTCGTTTGCTGGAACATATGGGCCAGTTCCGTTCGATATCGATTGCAAGCCGTATTCGTACCCCAACCCGTTCAATTCACGGGCAGTCGCTGAAATTCTCCTTACCCGGTTGTCTTTCGTGAAGTCGGCATACGCAAGCGCTCCGAACGGCAACTGAACGTCAGGGACACGCTGGACATAGTCCCGCAAGTCGAGCGACGCAAGAGAATTGATTCTCCTGATTTTCACAGAGAATGCCAAATCACGTTTGCGACGTTGGTCCCGGTGTAACTGGTGCAGAAGAATCGAACATCGACGAATTGGCATCCGAGCGTGTCGATCACAACACACGCACCGCCATGATCTTCGGTTGGCGCATTGAAGATCTTGCCGTCACCAAACGTCTTGACGATTGTTGACATCAATCCCCATGCAGCATTCACTTGATCTGTGTTTGACCACGGAGTCCAACCACTTGCCGCCCTCGTCATGTCTGCCGCAAACAGCATGGTCGGCCAATAAAGCCTCCCTGATGCCGAAGGATTTCCAGCAGCAGTCAAACTTTGATCACGGGACCAACCATACACGCGCATCTTCAGTCCGGTGATCGTGTTTCCTCCTCCATCGCGATTGGCACATGGGATCAACTTCATCAGCGAAAATCCCTCGGTTTGCCACACAATTCGACCAGCGGCAAAATTCGACGCTGGTGCAGTCGCACTTCCGACACCACTTGGGGTGATAGTCACCTCTTCTGTCGCCAACACAGAAGCGCAGTTGAATGAGAATCGCGGGATTCTGGTCGGGGTGACAATGTGCGACGAGACTGCGATGCCGGGGATGGGTTGCTTGCGAGTTGTCATGGATTACCAATTCTGAAGCGGAATGCGCTTCCAAGTGTTTTGCGCGATGCACACATAGAAACTTGAAACATCCCAACCGATGTCGCCGGGTTCGCCAACGGAACTCGACGATGCCGGGGCATTCTGGTCAACGATGCGAATCGACCGCACCCGAAGCCCGGAATTCATCTGGATGAACTCTCGGATGATCGAGATCGCATCAGCGCCATTGACATGGATCGTGAGCCTGCTGTCGGTGCTGATCACGTTCTCGTTGATGACCATGCCGTCAACAACGAGTGACCCGACATCGATTGATTCCATGACCAACTGGCCGGGAAGAACGTCGGATGCGTAGTGTTTGTGGACAGACGCGGCTCGCTGGCTGATCGCGGATTCAAGACCGTCAATCTGCGAGATGGGATGCGTGTGTGCCGCTGCCGCTCTGGTTGCCAGCGCTTCCTCCATGCCGACGATGGACATCGCATCATGGGTATGGGCCGCTGGCGCAGCGCGAATCGACTGCGGTGTCACATCGCGCCATTCGGTCGCGAAGTCCTCGCCGTTCGACTTGGCAAGGAATTGACCTGACGATCCGCCCGGAGCAACACCGGGTCCGGTCGCTCCGTCAGCGCCGTTGCGCCCGTCCTGACCATTCATGCCGTTGCCGCCGCCGATGGCGACAAGACCCCAATTGGGTGAACTGACGGACGGCTGCTCGCCCTTGGTCATGCGACGAGCGGCGAACGAACTGTTGCCGAACAGCACCACATCGTTCGGGCTGTACAGCAGATCAGGGTTGTATTGTCCCTTGTAGTTCATGGTCAACTCGGGTTCTGGACATAGCCGTAGTCAGGGCGGGTCCAGTTGATGGAGACAGGGCTGCGCGACGGGCGAATGCGCCCCAGATCGCGCTGAAGAAGACCGTCCTTGGTCGAAGCCGTGGCAAGCAGCGGCCCGCCATCGATCTCGACCAGACGAGCAGACAGCCCCTCGTCTTCATACGCCTGCGCGAATGCGCGGCAGTAGGCGATGAACAGGGCATCGCAGTACTTCGGAATCGGGATCTCCCACGAATCAGCAGCGCCGTCGGCAATGTTGACCCATCCAGCCCGGTAGCGAATGGCGATAGCGTCGGCAACCGCTCCCGTCGGGGTCGGGTAGATGTCCAGACGAACGGCAGGAAGCGCCGCGCCGTCGCTCGGCGGGGTGCGAGTGAAGACTGCATGGGTCACGCCCGGACCCGTCATGGTCAGCCCAAGTTGCCGCAACTGCTCCATGTGGTCGGGCGTGACCATCTCGATCAGATAGCCGAGCGACTCCAGCGAGATGATCGACAGGAGTTCCTCCGCGTCCGACGGCAGGGCGATGTAGTTCTGGTTGGCGACCAGCGACAGGTACTTACTGGTGCGCTCCCGAAACCGCCAAGGTCGCGAGTACAGGTACTGCCCAGCCTGATTCACGATCTCGGCAAGGCGAGCATTGCGCGTCTGCCCCGGCGCGAGCGACGGGTATCCGCCGACGGCAAGGACAGCATGGTTCTTGGCTTCAGCGAAGGTCGGCATGGAAATCCGCTTGGGGGGTTTCCCCCCCAAGCGGTGATGGTTGAGTCAATCAGACGAAGGTCGAAGTCCAGAAGCCGCCGTTCAGGAGAACCTGAATCTGCCCGGTTCCAGACGCAAGTTCCTCAAGGGCAACTGCGCCGATGTTGGTTCCGGTCGCGGACGCGGTCGCGGGGTCGAACTGACCAGCGGTGTCCGAAACGAGCAGACGGGTTCCACGCGAAACGGCGCTGGTCGCAACGACCTTCGCCTTGCAAGTGCCGCCAATCTGCACATCGACAATCGTGCCGACGTTACCCGTGCCTTCCGTGCCAAGACCAACGACCACGCCGAGGAAGCCGTTGTGCAGCGCCTGATCGCCTTCAGCAGGGCGAACATTGGAGAACGGACCCGCCTCCAACTGCGCGATGGTGGTTGCGGGGTAGGTGTACGAGGCGTGCGCGTGCGAGGTCACGACCACATCGCCGACGGCGACGGTCGCGCTCTGCACGAACATCTTGAACACGTTGCCATGCGGCTGGAAGCCGATGGGACCAGAGGTGGGAGCGAAGATCATTGAGATCAGTCCTTTCTTTGTGTGATGTCAGGGGTGGCTGTTTCCAGCCACCCCCGAGATTCATCAGGAGATCGCGAGCGGGGCAACGATGCCGTGGCGCTGGCGGGAGTTGCAGAACAGGTTCCACCAGCAGTCCACCACCTGAACATAGGTGAAGGGCTGGTTGGGGTGCTTCATCACTTCGTGCTTCGTGAAGAAGCGGCGGGAGTGGTAGATCGGGGTCAGGTAGTTGCCGTTGACCCAGTAGTAGCGAGCGCCCGGATCAATGACGAGCGGATCAGTCTCCGTTGCGCCAGCGGTCTGGCTTGCGGCGACGATGTTGGTGTCGAAGGCGGTGCGCTGCGTCGTTCCGCTCGACAGGCGGGGGAAGATCGCCGCCGTGTCGAGGTTGGAGCAGTACATCAGTTCGATTCCGCTGAAGGTCGGGTTCGTGTACGCAGCGTCCTGATACGACACCAGCGTGTCGTTCGACGAACGAAGCGCCTGCTTGTACTGGTTGATGCCGAGCCGCGAGCAGAGGATCATCTGGCGGTTGAGCGTCGGCTTCTCAAAGTACTCCTGCTTCGTGCTGGGCGGGACGAACTCGCACTTGAGGAACATCTCGTCGAACGCCGTGATCAGGCCACCGATGGTGGCGCTGAAGGTCTGACCGTTGACGCGGCAGTTCTCGATGTTCGAGAACTGGGCCATCGCGAGGTTCGGGCCAGACGAACCCGGAGTCGGGTCGTAGTACGAAATCTGGTTCGTCCAACGATCCTCGCCAGCGACATCGGAGTTCGTCGCGTTGTTGGCGAGTTGCATGACCGTAGACCAGCCGAGCGGCAGACCGCCACGAACGCCGAAAGCGTTGTTGAAGTCAGGGGTCTCGTTGATGAAGCACGGGAGCGAGTACGGCAACTTGCCGCCAGCGGCCTCCATCTCCGACGAGTTGCCGAACGGAGAGGCCCACAGGTCGTTCTCAAACCCGTTGAGCAGCGAAGTCCACATCCGCTGCTCCTTCTGGCGCTTGAGGCGCTTGTACTGCGCCTTCACATAGTCGCGGCCCGAGCCTTCGCCCGAGTTCAGTTCGATCTCATGGTCGGTCCACGCCATGTGATCGAGGCTGAAGCGCCACGGACACTTGATCGTGTCAAGCACCTGATTGTTGCGCCAGTTGAAGGTGTCGTTCGGGAGGTAGTGGTCGTAGGTCGATGCATCATCGAACATGATGACATCGCGGATCTCGTTGCCGCCCTGAACGGTTGCTTCGCTCGTCTTGTCCTTGAGGAGGCGAGAGAAGGCGTAGGTGTTCTTGACGGCCTCGTTGATGACTGCATCCGCGCTGGTCAGGTAGGTGGGACCAGTAGCGGCCATGAAGTCATTGAAGGTCTGGATAGGGGTTCCGGCCATTGTGCGCTCACTTTCTGATCAGCCGCATGGCTTCGTCGCGAGACTTCCCAGACAGCAGGGCATCGAGGATCGCGTCCTCCGCATCGACAGGGGTGCGGGGGCGTTCCGTCCGCGAAACGGTCTTCGCGGCGGTCGGCTGACCAGCAACCTTCTTTCGATCCGGCTTGGCGACCGACTTCCCTGCAAGGCTGGCGTAAGCCTCCTCGGCGAGGTGCATGACGGTTCGGTAGGTTCCGGGGTTCGCCGCACCGAGCCGATTCATCTCTGCGACCACCGCCTCGCGGTCGGGGGCATTGGCCCCGTACTGCGAGCGGAAGTACGCATCCGCCGAATCGACCTGTGCAAGCAACGATTGCTCCGCAGCAGCGGACTGCTGCTTGCGAAGTTCGGCGAGTTCCGCACGCATCGCCTTGAGCGGCTTTGCGGCATCGTCGCCGAGCAGTTCCTCGATCTCCGCGAACGGGTCTTCCTGCTCGGTCTCCTTCCCCTCTGCGGCGGGTTCGATGTCAACATCGTCCTCCGAATCGGAATCGGTTTCCGGCGGCTCCTGCTTCGCGCCAGACTTCAACTGCTTCTCAAGATCAGCCATCTTCTTCCCGTATCCATCGACATCCTTCTGCCGCTTGGATGCCTTGTCGGCCCAAGCGCGAAGGGTGTCCTCGGAAATGGAAGCGATGACCTCTTCCGGCACGCCGTCGCGCTTCAGCACGGCTGCGTACCGATCTCGTTCCGGGCTTGCCGAAACGGTCTTCGGCTCCTCGCGTTCCGGTGCTTCGACGGGTTCGTCGGCATCGGCGAAGAGCCTGTCGAGGACATCATCGTCAGCGTCGCGCCGACTCGATGCCGCTACGGGCGTTGCGATATCCTCGGTCGTTTCGACCTCGGTGTCCTCGTTCTGGATTTCGGGTTCACTCATGGTGTCCTATTCCTTCTCGTACCCGTGCTGTGCCATGACATTGCGCTCATGGCGGCGCGACTCGATGATGGGCTTCCCATGTGCGGTGGTCTTGCACCCGGCCAAACGGCGCGGGAGCGAACTGCTCACATAGGGGTATTGCGACCTGTTGGTGGCCGGATCGACTTGGAAGTCTGATACGACGCGGACGAGTCGCCTCCCATCAACCTCGACGGTTGCTCCAATCGGGGGAGCGTCCTTCATCGCGAACACCAGTTCGCAGGACTTTCCCGTGGACTCGTCGATGAAAGCGTAACTTGGCATTGTCACTTCGCCTTGTTTCGTGCAAGGATTTGTGCGAGGGGGTTCTCTCCAGCGCCCTGTGGTGATTGCCCTGCACCTTGCTGCATCTGCATCACACGGGCTTGGTCGATCAGGTCTCCGAGGTTCGGGATGTTCATCGCATCGCCGACCATCGACATCACCTCGCGCCACTTGACATGGGGGGCAGCGAGGACTTGCTGCGACAGCGTGCCGATGAGTTGCAGCATCTCCAACGAGCGCTTCTGAAGAATCATGTCGCTGACGCGCTCCATGCTCATCGCCTCGATGTCGAGGTCGAGGTCATCGAACGCACCGACCATCGCGTTGGCGCTGAACATCGGTTCAGGCTCGCCGACAATAGGAACGCCGTCCTCGCCGAGCGGGAACACCACCTTGCGGTCGTGGAACAGGAACCACGCGACGTTCCGCATGGACTCGTTCACGCACTCCTGAAACTGGCGCTTCAGGTGCGCCATCCGCATCCCCGATGCGCTTTCCGCAACGCTGACTTCGGTAGCGGTCGGCTGGCCCGTGATGTTCCCTCGCATCGCGTCGTGGATGCCTGACACCCGGTCCAGCCTGTCCTGCGCCATCGCCGAGTACTGCACCTGTTGAGGAGTGATGCCGCCGATCTCGATGGGAACCACCTGTGTCGGATCAATGCCGTCAGCCAGCACCACATAGAGATCGTCCTTGTCCCTGATGTCCTGCGCCAACTTCGCGTTCCGGCTGTCCACCGCGATCAGCCGCTTGTACGCGCTGGCGCTGTAGCGCATCGACCGAAGGTGGTGGTTGACATCGTCCATCTGCGGGACGAGCGCCATGATCGGCGACAGCGGGTACGGATCGTCGGGGACCGTGTACACGCCGAACACCGTGTACGGACCCGTGCGCGGGCCGTAGTACGGGCGCGGCTTGCGGGCGAACCCGGCATCGGACTTCTTGCCGTCCGCGCTCTGCCCCTTGATCATCGTGTAGATCGTTCCGCTGAACACCTGTGCGCCAAGCGCCTCGTCGATCTCCTCGATGTCCTCGTCCCGCACTTCCGGCACGAACACCTCGTACACCACAAGTTCCTGTCGGTCGGGGATCTCGCGCTTGCCCGAGTAGCCCTCGCGCACCTCGTCCACGCCGCTGTTGTCGGCGACGCGGTTGATGATCTCGCTGTCCCACCCGTCCTCGCGCTCTGCTTGCTCCAGCAGATCATCGCGGTCGATCACCCAGCAATGACCCATGTACCGAGCATCCTCGGTGTTGGTCGCAGCCGGGTCCATGAAGAACCGATCCGGGCTGATGCGGTACAGGCGCGGAAGGAACGGCTCGCCGCCGTCGATCTCACGGTAGCCCTTGCGCGGCTCGTTCACGACCATGCCGACCCCGTAGGCCAGCAACATATCGGTGGCGATGCGCTCCAGCGTGTTCCGCACCTTCGTCATCTTGCACCAACGGTTGATGCCGACCTGAA